AAGGTTAAGCGGTATAAGTGTCTATCTGCTGATGAGCTCGCTGAGTTGCTGACAGACTTGGAAGGTGAAGAAGGTGTTGACTCGGTTAAGATCGTCGAGGAGGACGAGAACGAAGCGGCTGAGTTCAATGTTTCGATTCGGATCACTCGGAAGCAAAACAAATATTTCATCCGCAACGTACCAAGCGAAGACATCGTTGTATCGCGTAACGCCTGGAACAAGGCCGAGGCGGATATTGTCGGCAAACGGTTTACTAAAACCCGCAGCACGATGATTGCAGAAGGCTTTGAGCGATCAGTGGTTGAAGGCTTGCCAGCCAGCACATCAAGCTCTGCAAATAATGAGGGCACAAAGGAACAGCGCTATAAGGACCAGGGCGGCAAGATAGAGTCAGCAACAATCAAGAACAAGGCTAATGATCTAATACGCGGCCTCGATGTCTATGTGAATGTAGATTTTGACGACGACGGTATTGCTGAGCGTCGGCACATCATTAAAGTTGGCAATGAGATTCTGCTGAACGAATACGCAGACCATGTGCCATTCTCAATTATCAGCTCGATGCTGATGCCAAATAACATCAATGGCCTACCTCGCGCCGAGTTGGCTATGACCTACCAGAAAGTAGGCTCTGTGCTATGGCGCCAGACCCTAGATAACTTGTATGCGGTGAACAACCCGCGTACAGCGTATAGCTCTGCTGTCAACGTCGATGACCTGCTGGATATTAGCCTCAACGGCATCATTGAAGTCGATGGCGATGTGCCTAGCAATCATCTGTTCCAGTTGACCACGCCGTACGTCGGTGACAAGGCTCTGCAAGTTGTCGCATACATGGATGGCAAGCGTGCGTCCTCTGTGGGCACTGTACAGGCCAACCAAGCGCTGCAAGGCGATCAGCTTAACGAAGAGACGGCTACACGCTTTAAGGGCATGGAGCAGGCTGCTGCGGCCAAGATAGAGCTGGTGGCACGAGTCATTGCTGAGACTGGTTACCGAGATCTGTACGAAGGCATTGGCTACTATGCGTCGCACTATCAAGACGAGGAACTTGAAGTTCATATTCTTGGCCGCAATATGTTGGTTAATCCGCAGGACTGGAAGTTCGACCACCACATCAACGCACTGGTTGGCACAGGCGCTGGAGACGACGAGAAGACACTGGCTAACCTATCAGCTATATATCAAGTTCAATCAGCACTGAAGGCTGAGGGTTCGATGCTGGCTGATGACCAGAAGCGCTATAACACGCTCACAGCTATGACCAAGGCCACAGGCCGCGACTCGGTGCAAGACTTCTTCAACAACCCAGAAATGCCTGCCGAGATGGTTACGGCTGAGCGCGACATGCTCAAGCAGCAAGTTGAGCAGATGGATCAAGCGTCGCAGAATCCTCTGGCAGAAGCCGAGGCAGTCAAGGCCAAAGGAATGCTTGAAGCAACTCAGATGAAGCAGAAGTATGACGCTCAGATCGATCAGATGCGACTTGAAGCGAACTATCAAGAGAAACTGCGTGATGCTCAGATGAAGTTCCAAGAGTCCACTGACAGCTTGACGTATGACTACAATAAGCTCAAGACCGATACCGATCTGAAGTACACCGAGCTGGAATTGAAGTATAAGCTGGACATACCAGGGCAGGGAATGGACATGGGTGGAATGTCGAATCAGGAACTGATAACAATCATTAACGGAGGCAAGTAATGTCGTCAATGCAGCAGTGGGCTTTCCTCGCCATGCAAGACAAGGAGGGGAAGCTAAGCCCTGATAAGTCGTCAGCATTCCAGGAGCTGAAGAACAGGGCGGCACAAGCCGGACAGACGTTAGCGCAATACGTCGAGCCTGCCTTGGCCGTAGGTTCTGGCATGGCTGGGCATCTGGCTGGTATAGCTGCTGGGGCTGGCGGCATTGGCATGGGTGTCAACGCTGCTGAGAACGCTTACAACAGAACTCAAGACTGGATGACATACCGACCAAGAACTGAATCGGGACAGGCTGGCCTTGAATGGCTGGGCGACAAGTCACAAGTGGTTGGCGATGCGGTAAACAAGGCTATCGGGCAGGGCGCTGGTGCTGTCATTAGCGCAATACCTGGTCAGACTGCTGAGGCTGCACCTGCTATCCAGGCGGCTATCACTAACAAGGGCGTGAGCAAGTCGGTCGAGGACTATATAACCGAGGCAACTGGGTCTGAAACAGCCGGTACGTTGGCATCATGGGTGCCTGGTGCTGTTGAGCTGGTAGCCGGTGGCAAGGGCATCATGAATGCGGCTAAGCTAGAGATGGGCGACATAGGCGGCCAAGGCATGGGTAATCAGCGTGGCATCTTTGCTGGCGTTAAGGCTAAGGGTGCAGACCTCGATGCTAAAGCAAAAGCTGAAGAGATGCTGGCGGCTGGTGCTGATCGAGATCAGATCTGGAAAGATACTGGCTGGATGAAAGACGTAGACGGCCAATGGAAGTGGGAGATCGACGATAGCGGCCTTATTATTGGTGATAATGGTAGTGAGTGGGGCGTATCTCAAGGGGAATGGCACAATAAAGCAAGGGTTGCTGAGGCTAAAAGTTTGATGGATGAGGGGTGGAGCAATAAGAAGATAGAAAAGTATAGTGATGTAACTTTCAATTCTGATGGCGTGCCTGTAGCAAACATAGCCCCTAGGCTGGTCGAACATAATGAGCTTGGCGGTAATTATGATTTGGCGCAAGTGCAGTTTGAAGGGCGCGATCTTCCTAAAGGAGTGCTAGGTTCTCACAATCCAAATCAATCTTTAAATACTTCTAAAATTGAATGGAATAAGTCATCAGACCCAACAGAAATAAGGAATACGGTAGGCCATGAGCTACAGCATTCAATACAAACAAAAGAAGGCTTTGCAAAAGGTGGAGGCTTGGAGCAATTCTCTGATGACTACCTAAGAAATCTTCACAATAAGGAGGTTTACGCAGAAAAGGCAACAGATGCTAGGTTGGCAGCTAGAAAAACACCAGAATTCAAAGCATTACGAAGCAAGATTGATGCGGCCTTGGATAACAAAGACATGCAGACGGTCAAGGAGCTTCACCCACAACTTAGGGCAATTGAGGATAATGCAGCAAGGGATTGGGAACTTGAGGTTGCGGCATTGGGCGATAAAACTAGATTTACGCCGTTTGAGCAATACCGGAGACTAGCAGGCGAAGCCGAGGCCCGCAACGTAGAGGAAAGAATCAACATGACACCAGAAGAGCGCCGAGCTAAGGCACCTTGGCGAACGCTGGACGTACCAGAAAGCGAACTGATAGTTCAAGGCCAAGGCCAGTTGTCTGGCATCCAGCAGAGCACTGGCAAACAAAAAACATCCCCTAAATATGAAAATAATTTATCAGGAATCCAAAGAAGATTTGATGAAATAGGCGCTACTGGAGATTACCAAGCTCTATCTGATTTTGTCGATGAGGTCGGAGCTGACAATACGAATATTCAGTCTGTTATTGATGACTACTCTATGCTTTTGGCTGACGAGGCAATACCTCCAGGCGCATTGAAAGACATGCTAACTAAGTCCGAAAGGAAAATGTCAGGCGATGAATTGCGGGACGCTGTAGCAAGCAAGTACGGTAAAGACATGACAGGAATGATATTAGCAAACGACAAGGGCGATAAATTTGCCATGTTCCTGCCTGATGCCAGCGAGCCAGGCAGGTATAGGTATCAAGAGCTTGATGATAGAGGTTTTAGTGGACACTTCACTTTGGATTCATACGACGAACTATTAGACGATGCCATAAAGCTTGGTTATCGCAACATAGCTGACGAGTCTGTCTTGGGTGAATATGTTTCAAAGCCATCTTTTTCAAAGGGAAACGCGATGGCGGCAGAAGTGCAGAAAGCGAACATGGCCAAGCCCGCTAGCGGCATCCAGCAGAGCGTGGCAAGTAAACCAACCAAGGGGCGTTTAAAATGAATCCAGATCAGAAGATCAATCGAGCAGAGCTAACCCGGCAAATCATCGAGAATCCAGCATATAGCGAGGCGTGGATGCTGATACGGGCCGCTTTAATCGAAAGCCTTAGCAAGATCAAGACTACAGACACTATAATGCTTGAAGATACGCACAGAACATTGCAGAATCTCGACCGGCTTGAGAAGACGTTAAACCGTTTTTATCAGTCCGGGAAAGTGGAAATAACTAAACGAAACAGGTTTAGCAAATCATTCAACTAATATGTATAATAGGATCAAATTATGCTTGACAACCCTAACGGATCAAGTGACCAAGAGTTAGTAGATCAAATGCGATCTAATAGATTGGCCGATAATCCAGACCTAGATAAGGCCACTGGTGGCGCTGATGAGGTGGAAGCGGAAGCTGAAGCTTCAGTTGACGAAGACTACTCGGAGGAATTCGAGGACTCTGAATCAGAAGTGTACGAAGAGCCCGAAAAAGATGAGCAAGAAGCAGAGGCGCGGACGTGGACTATCAAAGCAGATGGTCAAGAACGCCAGCTAACCGAAGCCCAAATGCAAGAACATGCTTCAAAGGGTATCGACTACACGAAGAAAACAATGGAGCTTGCAGAGCAGCGCAAGGCTATCGAGGCGAAAGACGCTTCAATATCCGCAAAGCTTAGTGAGTTAGCTTCATTTATTGAGCAGAAAGACGAGTCAATTGACTGGGATAATCTTAGAGATACTGACCCAAGCGAGTACCTTCGCCAGAAAGAGCTTCAGGAGAGCCGTAAGGCCATCTTGGAACGCGAGTCTGGTGAGTTAGACGCTAAACGTCAAGAGCAACGTCAGAGCGCCATAGGCGAGCAGACACAGGCTCTTTACGATATAATGGGCGAGGGATGGAAAGGCGACGTCGCAGCTAAAGACTTTGACCTAGCCAATAAATACCTCATATCGATGGGTATTGCAGAAGATGACGTAAACCAAGTTATTGATCATAAACTTTGGAAGATTTTCTTTGATGCGGCCAAATATAACCGTCTACGGGAAAACAAAGGGAAGGTTAATAAAGAGGTACGATCTGCTCCAAAATCAGTGAAACCAGGCAGCAAGCGAAGCGCCTCTAGTCAGTCTGAAGTTGCCCAAGCACTCGCAAGCGTGCAGTCGGCAGGTAAGATGGACCAGGACGCCGCGTTAGTTGCACTAATGAGAGCTAAACGAAAAGGTAAATAACCATGGCACAACCAACAAGCACATTTGACTCATATGACGCGATCGGCAATCGTGAAGATCTGTCCGACATTATCTACAACATCAGCCCCACCATGACGCCGTTCATGTCTGGTCTGAAGAAAGTCTCTGCAAAAGCCACTAACCACGAATGGCAAACAGATTCTTTGGCTAGCCCAGACGCTGGTAACGCCGTATTGGAAGGCGACGACGCAACTACTACTGCGTCAGTACCGACTGTACGTCTTGGCAACCAGACCCAGATCAGTGACAAGGTTCCCCGCGTTACTGGTACTCAGCGCAAGAACTCTAGTGCTGGTCGTGGCGACGAGATGGATTACCAAGTCACCAAAGCTGGTCGTGAGCTGAAGCGTGATGTCGAAAGCATCCTGCTGTCTAATCAGGCTAAAGTGGTTGGCAACTCTACCACTGCCCGTAAGCTGGCTGGCGTAGAATCATGGATTGCAACCAACACCTCTGCTGGTGTCGGTGGTTCCGATCCTACTGGCGACGGCACTGATGCCCGAACTGATGGTACTCAGCGCGCGTTGACTGAAGCCGATGTTAAAACTGTATTGGCAGCCTGTGCTGACGAAGGCGGCGAGCCTGACACCATTATGGTTGGCTCATTCAACAAGCAAGCGTTCAGTGCTTTCACCGGCAACGCTACCCGAAACATTGACTCGACTGATCAGGCTTTGAATACCGCTGTTCACGTCTATGTCTCTGACTTTGGCAACCTGCAAGTTAAGTTTAACCGCTTCCAGCGCGCACGTTCAGCGTTGATTCTTGACATGAACATGTGGTCGTTCGCAACTCTGCGTGACTTCCAATCTACCGATCTGGCCAAAACTGGCGACACCGATCGCAAGCAAATCTTGGTCGAGTACACGCTCGAATGTAACCAAGAAAAAGCTTCTGGTATTGTTGCCGACCTGACAACTGCCTAAACAATTACGGGGGCTTCGGCCCCCTTTTGAGGTTCAAAATGATTAAAGAAGAGAAGCTAGAACGACGCTCTAAAGTATTCCTGAACAACCCAGTTTGGATTGCCGGCGCTAATGGCGACACATTCAAAGTAAAAAAGGGTTTGGTTGTTTTAATGAGCGCAGAAGAGATTAAGCTTTTTGGTAAAGCCGTAACCAAAGACATTCCCGATGGCGCGCCTGAATTTGAGCGAGTCATTTAATGAGCGACGAGCGGCTACTTGATAGAATCGATGGAATCTCAACGTATCATAGATATGACGAGTCGTCCGGAAAGACAATCATACGAACATCGCAGGACGTTCAGCCGCTACTTAGCAGCAACCAGGCTAAGTTGAATGAGGCTGGCAAAGGCTGGAAAGGCGATATGCACCACGTCGCAACTATCCCCCTGGCTGTCTACAATGATTGGTGGCGCGAGTTTGGCGGCGACCCAATGGCCAAAGAGAATCAGCCTCGAACTATGGCTCGGTTGAATAGCTCAGAATGGGGCAAGTTACGAACTAAAGAGGGTCGCATCTAATGGCGTTAAATAACTATGCCAACCTAAAAGCCTCGATCATCGCGCACAGTGGACGAGACGACCTGTCTGCTGTTATTGACGACTTCATAACTCTAGCTGAAGTGTTAATGTTTGCAAATGAGACACCCCTACGGCTGCGCACATTCGAAGTAAGTGAAACGCTTACTACCATTGCCGGGTCAAACTCTGTCGCACTGCCAGAGGGCTTCTTAGAGGCTCGCTCAGTGCAATTGACGTCTAACGGCGACACACGGGCGCTTGTGTACAACTCGCCATCAAGCCTGCTGTCAATAACTGGGCAGGGAGTGCCAGCAAATTACTCAATTACTAACGCATTTATATTCGATCGGACTCCCGATGCTGCTTATGAGATGCCTATAACTTACTACGCCAAGCCGGCGCCGTTAAGCTCAGCCAACCAAGTCAACGTCATTCTGACAGAGCATCCAAACATTTATTTGTATGGCGCATTGTCAGCACTTTACGACTTTACTGATGACTTGCAGAACAGCGAAGCATTCGTGCGTAAAATGGCTCGCGGAATTGTTGGTGCAAACAACTCAGATCAGCGTGGCCGAACTGGCCCGCGTGCTCGCGGTAAGGTAAATGGGAGCACACCCTAGATGGCATCATCATTTAAGATAGTTGATTACCCAGCAGTTGGCGCATCGTACCAGTCGCCATCACTGCCTGCTAACGCACAGCGAACTGTCAACCTATACCCAGAGGCCGTAGCTAACGGCTTGGTAAATGTAGCGCTTCATACGTTTCCAGGGTTAAAGAATATATTGACCGGATCAACTGGCGAATTTGATCGCGGCTGCTATCTATTCAAAGAAAGCTTATACCAAGTTGCCGGCGGGCAGTTATACCAAGTCACGAGCGACTTTGTTCGCGTAGCAATCGGAGCTGTTGGCGGAAGCGGGCAGGTATCGATTTCTGATAATGGCCACACAATGGTCATTGTTACTGGAGGCGATGGCGAATACACATATGACGGCACGACATTCACATCAACAACACTCGGCCTGAATCCCAGTAATGTTGAGTACCTGAACGCACGATTCTTGTATGACGATGACGACGGTCGAGTAGGTGTCACTAATGTCGGAGCTTTAAACGAAGCGTCTGGCAACTTCTTTGAGCCAGAATC